GATGTCTGTTCTTTTCATGATTACTTCCTTTTGGTACTGGTTATTTGACTGTAACGTATTTACAATCTGTTTCAATCCAGACATGAGCTCCACATGATAATGGCTTCTCTGGTCTGTATACTACTTTGCAAGGACCATCAATATCTACCTCAGAAGCATACTGATTAGATTTGTAGGTCTTCACGGTTATACATGGGTTTGTCAGACCATGTTTTCTGTTATGTTTAATAACATGTTGGTTGATGTGTATAATAGTCTTCATTATATACCCTTAGGAGCTCCTGTAAGGCTCTCTAAGAGACTTACGGGTTGTTGGTCTGATGTTGGTATCGGTATACCTCCGAAGAGGTCTTACACGAGCATATTAACTTAGTATCATATAAGACACTAAGACTGCTATTGCGATAGCCACTAACATGTAACTGTCAATGTCCTTCTCCTGATCCCTTGGGGGAGATCCTGCAAAGGTTATGTAGTTAGATGGACGGTTGTCCTTATCACAGATTATGATGGTATTCTTAGTACCACAAGCTTCTGCTTTAAGGTGTTCGATAGCATCGTCATACCTTTTGGTGTTTGAGTCACCTAAGTGAATGGTATGACACATCCTGTCATCTGAGATTAGGTGTAAAGTCTTCATTTAAGTATCCTCTTGGATTAATTATCGGTTCATATAAGCTGTATCATGTTCCGATGAGTCTTCAACCCACCGGAAGTTACCTTCATCCAGCTCATACCATATTGGGGCTAAACCCCCATTGTTTGAAACTAACCTTAGGTAGATATCATCAGAGTCTTCAAATACTATTGTGTTAGCTACCCATTGAGTGTTGAACTCTACTTTCATATTATCCTCCTTGGATGATTGTTGCATAGAAACCTAGTGATACATATAACCACAGGGCTATGTTGGTTATTGCAACTGCTGTGATAAACACAAGTGTTGCTAAGAAACTCTTAGTAGTCATACGAGTCCTCCTGATTCAGTATGTCACCGAATACGAAGTCCATAAGGTCATCCATCTGCTTATCGCTTACTTTACGATCAGAGACAGTTGTACCTGTTGTTGATGATATAATTGAGCTTACTTCATCGGTTGAGTAAGCATTGAAAGATGTTGTTGCAGTTGTTGTTATGAAATCTGGATTGAACATAGTATATTCCTTTTGGATTAGATGTTGAGCAGTGCTCGAAAAAAGGGTGAGAGACTCCGTTAGGAGTCCCTCGGTGCTGATTATTTGGTCTTTGCAAACACGTAATAACCTTCAAGTGTTGGATGTAAGTACAAGCGATAACGTCCACGCATGTACGAACTGGCAGCACCTGAGGTCTGCTTGTGATGCTTCTTAGGTAAGATGAACCACTCACCTACTTTCATAGACTCGAAGAGATCCCTCCAGTATGAAGTACCTGAGCAGTGTGATTGCTGAACAGGTGCTTTCTGGTCTGTGATTATTTCGAAGTTTGGCTTATATGCTGGTTGATACATAATGATATTCCTATTGGTATTATTAAGATTAGATACTTAGGAGCCCGAAGGCCCCTATATGAGACTAGAATGCATTGTGTACTTCTGCATCATCAGCCTCATCAAACACATCCAGAATACTGAATGGCTTGATAAATTTCATAACCTTAACAGCAGCAAGGTTATAGTAGGTGCCCTTTGCAGTCTTAACGACACGGAAAGCAAGCTCTACCTGTGAACCAGCACCTAACTCCGAATTGATAGCACGTTTAGAACGGTCTACCATAGGGATGTTTGGGATGGCATCTCCATTAGGGTATGAAGCGTTACTGTTGATCCAACCGGAACCATCAGTGTTCGCTTTGATACCAACTTCCTGCAAGCTTTCGCCTGATGCAAGAATGCTATACTGGTCACCAAAGTCACGGGTGACGGGTGTTACCATTCTGGTGTTCACGATGGTAACGTTTCTTACAACTTTAAAGTCTGACATAATAATATCCTTCCACTTGGTGGAGTTATGGTTAGGTGTGAGAGGTTGGATTAGCCCAACAGCTTCACGGTGTTATACCTAAGTGGGGGCGTAGCCCCCTTGGGTATTAAGAGTAGGGAGGCAAGACTGAGTGCCTTACTCCCTAAGTATACTGTGATGACTTAGACTAAGCCTCCCCAGTCTGGCCATCAGCTAATCCAGAGTCAACGTACATAGCGTTAGCTGTCTCATCTAGCTTGTCAGCTATTTCTTCTAGCTGAGTCACTGTTAATTCTGACCACACGTACTGGCGTGGACGTATACCATACATAGCCTTGTAAAGGTCAGATATGTAGTCGGTTAGTTCTTCATGAATGAATTTCATGTGTACATCCTCTTGGTTTCAGGTTAGATGCCATACGCTCGGTAAGGCATCATGTTTAGTTCAGTGCGAAACTCATTCAGATCAATGAGGTACTTAGGTAGTACTGAGGTGATGTGAATCAACTGATCCTTCAACTCAATAGCTAGCAGTATACCTTGGTCAGTTGACTGAGATATAGTAGCTATACGTGCAGTGATGCTTGCACGATCCTTAAACATACGCACTAGCGCTAATTCAGCTTTAGTTGCGTTTATACGTGCTACCTTCTGATCTAAAGAGGTAGCGTTTGTGATGTCATAGTTCATAATGATATTCCTTATTGGTATGATTATGGGTAGGTGATGCGTAACGTGCACCACTCGGGTCTAAGGTGACCAACCGAACAGCATCTCTTGGGTATACGCTATGCAAGGCGCAGTCAACACATCAGGGTTAACGACCGGATACATCTTGGGTATACGCTGTATGGGCGCAGTGAGTACATCATCCAGACTCACGGTTGGGAACTGAAGTACGTAACGTGTACTAAGCGGCAGTTGAGTTATGGCTGCCTCAAACTCTGATAGCTTACGTGTATCACCCGTACTGTTTGGTATAAATACCTTAGAGGAGCCGTAGGCTCCCATGTGTGTATAAATACCTGAGAGGAGGCGTAGCCTCAAACATACAAGAAGTCAAAGACAAAGTGTGGTGCTATTTCCTTTGGGACTACATCAGTATACATGAGTACTATACCCATACATATGGTGTTCCTTGGGAGTACTTGAGAGGCTATCCCCCGGTACCCCTTGGGACTACCCGAGGTACACCGACCCTTTGGTAGATCTAGGTGTAGTACTAAGGGATCCTTAAGGTATCCTGAGGGAGTCCTGAGGGAGTTTAGGGGGGTCCTCAGGATTATCAGGGTACCTCGGTATCAAGGGATTACTTATCTATCCCCTAGATATCCGATAGGAATCCTAGGAATCTTTTAAGTACCTTATAGGAACACTATACATCAAGGTATCTATCAGGCTACAGAGGGTTATCCCTCAGTAATCTTTTAAGTACCTTATAGGAACACTATACAAAGGAGTCTGTCAGTACCTAGTGAAGTAGTTAGAGATAGTATAATACCTTTAAGGGTCCTTAGGGATCCTTGACACGGTAGGGTACTACCTTAAGAGATACGAGGGGGTCTCTGAGTAACTACATCACTAACACTATATCTATATTAATGGATATATGTCTCAGACAGACCCCCTCAAGGGTACTAAGGGTTCTTAAGGACTACCTTACTCCTACTCCTTTATCTATACTCTCTTGTATACTAGGGAGTCCTTAGGGATACTATAGGTCCCTTAGTAGTACTTGAGGTAACAACTTCTTTATTTATTTTGTATTGCCTAAACACCCGTAGGGGTGTACTGAACGTAGTCTTGGAGGACTCCCTTGGAACCTAATAAATTATCTAACAGACAGAAACTAGCCTTAGCAGTAGAATCACGGAAGCGTACAGACCTCACAAGATACGAGGGGTCCTTCCAAGACTTTGCTAAAGAGCAGATCAGGATATTACCAAAAGATGCATCTAAGGGCTTTATACCTTTAGAGTTCAACAAGGCCCAACAGATCGTTGATGACGCCATAGAGAAGCAACTTAAGGAAACAGGTAAGGTACGTGCCATTATACTAAAGGCCAGACAGATGGGTCTCTCGACCTATGCCTGCGGCAGAGTATACTGGAAGTCCTACCTCACACCATACAACAAATCCGTAGTAATGGCTCATGACTCTGCCACTTCAGATGCCCTGTTTGCGATGTCTCGTAACATCATTCAGAATATGAAGCCAGAGTTCAAACCAGTCTTAAAGAAGTCTAACTCTAAAGAGATTGGCTTTGAGCACAATGACTCTGGTTATCGGTTGTACACCGCAGGATCCCCAGAGGCAGGCAGAGGTACAACACCTACAATAGCCCACCTGTCAGAGGTAGCCTTTTGGACTCATGATGCAAAGATACTTGCAGGACTATTCCAAGGAATAAGTCAAGCTGACGGAACAGAAGTAATCCTTGAGTCAACAGCCAACGGTGTTGGTAATGAATTCCACAGGTTATGGAAAGGAGCAGTAGCAGGTGAGAACGAGTATATCCCTATCTTTGTACCTTGGTTTCTGATGCCAGAGTACCGTAGGTTTGTCTTGGAACCTGAGGTATTCGCAGAGACCATAACAGAGGAAGAAGAAGGTTTACAGTCAGCTCATGGTTTAGACTTAGAACAGCTGTACTGGAGGCGTCTTAAGATAGCCGAAGGGGGTATGGACAAGTTCCGTCAGGAATACCCATCAACAGCCAACGAAGCATTTATAGTATCTGGTTCTAACGTGTTTGACACAGGTAAGTTAGATGACATGGTTTCATTACCATGCATGAAGAGACAACACTTCAGTTTAGAATCATGTATGTTTGAGGATCATAGGGAGGGCTTCCTAGAGATCTACAAGTACCCTAAGTACGACAGTAACTTCATCATCGGAGCTGACTGTGCCTTAGGGGTTGGACAAGATTACTCAGCAGCAGTAGTCTTAAATGCAGAAAGAGAAGTATGTGCAGTGTACCGTAACAACAAGCTAGACCCTACTCAGTATGGTGATCTCTTGTTCTACTTGGGTCGCTACTACAACAACTCTCTCCTTGCAGTGGAATCTAATTCCTTAGGTATAGCAACACTAAACCGATTAAAACAAATGGATTATGTGAACTTATACCATCAAACAAAAGTAGCTAACGTGTCCAATGAGGAGGGCACAAGACTAGGGTGGAGGACAACCCAAGCTACTAAGCCCATGATCATTGGGCATCTTAAGAACGCTATAGAGAACGATGATATCTCTCTTGCGTCCCCCGTTATCATACAAGAGTGTATGAACTACGTGGCTGATGCCAGTGGTAAAACGAATGCTATCTCTGGCTGTCATGATGACACCGTAATAGCAACAGCTATAGCCTTAGAGGTTCTCCGTACTCATGGAGACAGACTGTCAACGACCAGAGTATCCTTCAGGAACCAAGCGTTACAGATTGATAACACTCAATGGTTATAGTCTCAGAGGGTCCCTCTCTTTTCCGAGGGGCCTTCGACTCTCATATGGTACCGTAATAACTTACGATACCAAACAGTTTCCCATAGTCCTCCACTATGCAATAGATGTTTTCTTTTCGGCGGTTATGCTTCACATCTCGGGAATGAGAAAGACAGCAAACTGCCCCTAATTATAAGATAGAGCGTGAGGTGTTACTCCTGCGCATACTAAGAGGTATCATAGATGTCAA